ACTGGGGGTTCTCCATCATTTTGTCCTGCAATCTTGATTGGTGCTTGCTCAATCCTAATCGTTTGAGCAGGGGCAGTTTGGGTTGCTCTTTCAATTAACTTCTCCATATCAGCTTTGCTGACACCACCAGCAGGGGAACCACCATTTCCATTTTTATTCTTGGCAGTCTGGACACCGAACGTCGCTAAAACGCCTGTAAAGACGGAGGCGATAAATGTTGGATCGATCTTTCCTTGTGGAAATCCAGGGATGGTTACATAATTCAAAGTCAAAATACCACCCGACCAGATAAGAATACCCAGTCTCACAAAGGTGGAAACGATAGCAAGTTGTTCTTCAGAGTCTTCTGCTTTTTCCTTTAGTTTTCCGAAGGGACCTTTCTTTTTAGGTTCTTCCTTTTTTACCTCAGGAGTTTTGACTTCTTCTGGCATGTGTAGCAGGCATGGCTCTGCTATTTATGGTTCAAGTAAATCTACAGTGATGTTTGTGTGATTAAGTTGATTAAATTTTTGACAGAGAACAGAACTTGATTCGTGTTCCCATTTATGATAAGTCGTCTTTAGTTTTTGAGTGTAATCAGGACTGTCGCACATCTGCATTTCCTTTGCGACGATGGTCTTGATCAACACATCTCTTGTTAAGTTTGTCATACTTGAAAAAGATTATCCAACAAAGAGTTCACCATTATAACACAAGGAGCTTTCGCAGAACTCTTCTTGGGTGTTTTTCCGTGTAGGATGATATTATTTATCAAGATATCCATTTTCAACCAAATACTTACGGGTCAATGGAGTTGGTTCATAAACCTTCCACATCTCCCCAGTAGCACATGCCTGTAGTGCTTCCATTGTCATATTCTCAGTACGACCTGCCCATCCTGCTTCTGCTTCCCAAGGAACTGCATGTTCGGGATACATACGTTCTGCCAACACACGCCAGATCATTGGCACTTCATCTTCGGGTTTAATAATAGCAATCAAAGAGTTTTCAATAGTTCCTGCCATACAATCCTGTGCTGCGTGCCATCCTTCATGACGCATAACCTGCATTAGATAATTCGTACTGTCCATATACTTCTTATTCAGGAAGAAGTTGTTACTAACAGTGTGGTAAACACCACGATGACTATCAGGAAAATACTTACTATCTGCTAGAAACACCCCAACTCCGACCTGCTCCAAGGCAACAAGCATGGTGTTGAACTCGTCAGCAACACCATCAAAATTAGTATTGGGATACTGATCAGCAATACTTGAGATACTTTTGACTTTATCGACTCCATCTGTACACTCTCGAAGTAACATGCAACCCATCGAGTGCATAGTATTGAATTCGTTATCTTTTAGTGGGTCTGAATGGGCAGGTAGGGCAACCGCTGCCGCAGCAACCAGGGATGCAATAATTTTTTTCATGCGTAGTATGCCTCATAGTATTTGACAATGCCATTAGTATTTACATTACCTTGCGAAACCCAATCGTGCACACATTCGTAAATACTTTGGTTAGTATATCTAGGTGATCCATCAGAACAAATCTGAGATCCAAACTTCTTAAGGAGAATATTCAGTCCTTGTGAACGAACATCCATCCTCTCATCACTGTAACGCCAATCTTGATTCATTTCTGAAACTGTCCCATGCCGTTACCAGAGTTCCAACCACCAGGACCTTCATGAAAGTTTTCGGAACCACCCTGAGTCTCTGCTACAGTATTCCAATTTTTTGTTGCCATCTCATACATGAGTTGATGAATATTCTCAGGTTCTTCACCTGCTTCTTCACGTCGTTTTTCTTCCTGCATCTTCATTTCAGTTTCTTGCTCCATATAATCTTTTTGCTTTTCAGTGATTGCAGAAGGGCAACCGTATGAAGAGGAAAACCATTCATCAACAGGATTTAAGACGGAAGCAGGAACACCGGTATAAGGTAGTTCCTCATCCATCTCTTTGCAATCAACTACATCTTCGTCAATCGCACACTCAATATCATCCTCAAAATTCCTATACTCAATAGGAGGAACAAAAATATTTTTGATTGCCTTGATTGCTTTTTTAATCATGCCAGAACTAGTTTCTTACTATAGTTATATGAGTAATATTCCCTATTACCCTTGATACCCCATCCTAACCAATAATAGGCAGGAACCATGTATTGACTGATACTATTTCCACGTCCTTCGAATGATGGTAGAACTTTCTGGAATTGATTTTCGTTAATCATATAACGAACCTGACCCTCAAGACTACTGGGATCACAACCATACTTTTCACAGAAAGAACCCAACCCCAAATATCGTGACTCAGTAGTCCACTGAATTAAACCATATCCACCACGGAGACATTTTTCATAGGATACTCTTGCTCCACCCTCACAAATGTTGGACTTGAACATGGATTCTTGTTTGATATTTCCCATGATAGTTGCCAGTGCATTTCTATCGGAAATCTTTGTTTGTGTTTGGAGTTGCTCCAAAACATACTGTTCTTCAGGAGAACAATCAAAACACTTCCAAGTTTTTTGGATGGATTTGATTGTAACTTGTTTTACTTCCTCTACCGGTGGTGGAGCAGGAATAGCATATGCAGCTGCAAGGAATCCAAGTCCAAGAAATGCTTTAATCATCTTCTCCAAGATATTCAAGTGAGTAAACTTCATGATCTTCTACTTCTGGATCTAACCATTCGGCAAACTCCATTCGAAGGGCATGAGCATTTTCAACAGATTCTAACACGTCATCTGATTTCATATCACAGAGAGTGTGCAATCTATCAACTGCCCAGTCATGTGTCTTCGAGAGTGTTTCTTCCAAAGTTACCATAGTCCTTTCGCATGTATCGTCCGAGAATATTGCTATTATAGAACGCAGGCTCTCCATTGTCAAGTGCCTCAGATAAGACATTGTTTAAGAATAGTTGTTTAGTTTCTTCGAAATTACAAGTTCCTTTTGTTTTATGTAAAGAAAGAATCTCTCTCTTAAAGAAAACTCTATTGGAAATCTCTTTTAATTCTGGACAAGATCCGTAATACCGCTTCCAATCACTCTCTTGTTTTTGTTTTCGTTTCTTTCCTGGTGGCGTTCGAAAAGACCAAAAATACTTTCTTCCAATGTACGATCGACCGTTGAGGAGATTGGTAATTTTATAAACAAAACCAAAGTTATCCCCAATAGACTCACTATCAAAAGGTTGTTCCAAGTAAGTCCAAGGATTTTCATAGCTCATCTTATAGATCTCAATGAGCTATTATTTATCTTTAACGGGAACAAACCTATTCTAGACAAAAAAAGAGAGGGTGTCAAGCCCTCTCAAAGAATTATGTCAGTTTTGTATCAACCTCTACCGGTTAATTGATCTTTAGTTTGCTTCTTTCTCAGATTCTCGGAGGACTTATCAATAACAGCACTCATCTTACCCATCTTCATTCTGTTTGTTCCAGATGCTTCACCTGAGTCACGAGCATCTTGCACAGCAGCAGATCTCAGTTTCTTGTATCTGTCATACATGCGACCGTGCTTTTTAGCATCAATCTCCTTGTAACCCTCACTCATTTCTGCTTCCATGATTGCTTCAATCTCTTTCTCAGAGAACAATCCGGTTGCTTCGATTTCTTCTTTTCTTGCTCTGTCGGTGACTGAATCAGCACCTGCCTTGACTGCTCCTGCAGCAGTAGAAACACCCTTAGAAATGCCTCTGACAACTTTTTTGATTGCTCTCTTCAGAAGACCGTCCTTTCTCTTCTTAGGTGCGTCAGAAGATCCACCTGAGGAGGAACCACCTGATGCAGATGACGAACCACCTGAAGATGAAGAAGAACCACCTGAAGATGAAGAAGAACCAGAAGAAGATCCACCACCTGAGGAGGATCCACCATCAGATGATGAAGAGGAAGAAGAAGGCTTCCCACCAGGACCGTATCTACCTCTCTCATATCCTTTCTTGGCAGCACTCTTGACTGCACTAGCTGCTCTCTGTGCCGTTCCTACTGCTCTTGCGGTAACTCCTACAGTGCCCTGTGCTACTTTACCTGCTGTCTTGAGACCAGACTTAACCTTACTAGCAGCACTCTTAACTTTAGAAAGTGTGGATGCTTTTTTCTCTGAAGATCCACCAATTTTCTGCTTACTAACATTCATCTTAGGTTTGTCACCACCAGATGCCTTATCTTTCATTCTCGCAACAGCAACCTTTGCTGGGCTGGTTACTTCATTGAGAACTTGCAATTCTGCATCTACTGCTTCACAGATTGCTCTTTCAATCTCATCAATATCATATCCTTCCTCAATACACTCAAGGAAAACTTCTTCTACTTGCTCTTCGATCTCTTGATCAGTGAGATCAAGATCTTCGTCAGTAAAATCTTCTAAGATAGTCTCTACTTTAGGAGCATAAACACTTTCATAAAGACTCCTAAGTTCTCCATACTCAGATTGCGATAAAGATTTCATTTTAATTTCTTATACCCTTATGAGAGTATTTATAAAAAAAGAGGGTCAATGACCCTCATCACCCAAATCTTCAAATGCTTGATATCCATCATAATCACCAAAAAGGAAAGCATCTGATTTAGCTGCTTCCCGATATGCTGCATATGAATCAGAGACTAAATCCTGCGAAGGTGTCTTCGGTAACGTCTTGCTTGATTCCTCCGACGATGTAGGATTCAACTTCGGTTTCTTGGGGAGCAACTTGGAGTCCTTTGGAAGAAATCCAATGCTCTGTCCAAGGGAGTGGATTATTCTTTGCAGGTATATCATAGATTGGTTTGAGTCCGATTGCTTTCATTCTGCGATTGGCAATCCATTCTACGTACTGCTGCAGCAGTTTATCATTAAGACCAATCATAGATCCATCCTTGAACAGATATTCTGCCCAAAGTTTTTCTTGGTTGACACAGTTCTCAAAAGTATTGATCAACCACTGCTCTTCCTCCTGAAAGATTTTTTTCATCTCAGGATCATCACCCTCTCTCCACTTCTTCAGAATATTCTGAGTGATGGCAAGATGCTGATTCTCGTCTCTGGCAATCAGACCGATGATCTTTGCACTTCCTTCCATAAGTTTGAGTTCGCCAAAAGCAAAACTGCAAGCAAAGGATACGTAAAAGCGAATACCTTCAAGAATATTAACGTTTGCAACTGCTCTGAAGAGCTTGCGCTTAAGTTCATATCTTGCGTCTTGTGCATAGGAAATTCCTTCTAATGCGTGTGCCCACTCTTGTGAATTATCATACTGATGTGCGGCATTAATAAAATCATTATATGCCTGAGTAACGGTCATTGCACGTTCAACAATACGATCATCAGTCAGAATGTGATCAAACACATCTGAAGGATCAGAATAAACGTTCTTAATGATATGAGTATAGGAACGACTATGGATCATTTCCATGAATCCCCAAACTTCCATACATGCTTCCAGTTCTGGTAAGGAGCAGTAAGGAATGAATGCCATTCCGGGACCACGACCCTGAACAGAATCAAGCATGATCTGATACTTCAAGTTGGAAGTAAAAATATGCTTCTGTTCAGGACGAAGTGTTTGATAATCAGAACGGTCTTTCTGGAGAGAAACCTCCTCAGGTCTCCAAAAATAACCAAGTTGTTGCGTAGTCAGTTTATCAAAAATGGGATACTTATATGAATCATATCTCTGAATGCCCAATGGTTTGCCAAAGAACATTGGTTGCTTTTTGGTATCTACCTCCTCAGAATTAAAGACGGTCATTGAATCGACCATTGGACGTTCCTCTTTGTTTGTCTTAAATTTTACAAGACTCACACTCTTCCTCCTCGGCTTGTTCTAGTTGCGAAATTAAAGTATCAAGTGACTCTGTAGATTCTTCTACCTCATCAGTCTTGATGTCATATGTATTTTGATAGTAACTGGTCTTCCAACCGTACTTATATGTAGTTAAAAGATCTTGTGCCATGACTGACACAGGAATTTCATTGTTAGGATAGTGTTCTGGATTGTAACTCCAGTTACCAGAGATTGCCTGATCAAAGAATTTTTGCATCACAGCAACCACATTAATATAACCACGATTGGACCCCATTTCCCAAAGAAGATCATAATGGTTTTTAAGAGTTGCATATTGAGGAACAATCTGTTTGAGTGGTCCCTTTTTACTCTTTTTAACGGACAGGTATCCTCTAGGTGGTTCGATTCCATTAGTGGCATTTGACACAACGGAACTGCTCTCTGAAGGCATTTGTGCGGACAATGTTGAGTTCCTAACTCCGAATTTGAGAACCTCAGATCTAAGGTTCTCCCAATCGTAGTGAAGCTCATTGGGCACAATCTCATCTACTTCCTTCTTATATGTATCGATGGGAAGAATTCCATTACCATACTTAGTTCTGTTACTGTATTCGCAAGCACCTTTTTCCTTGGCAAGTTCTACTGTAGCACGAATTAGATAATATTGGAATGCCTCAGTGAGATCATGAACGAGTTTCCAAGTCTCTGGATCGTCATAAACAGTGCCATTTTTAGCAATGTAATGTGCTAGACCAATGAACCCAATTCCTAACGAACGACGTGCTCTGGTTGCGATCTCTGCTGCTCTGACGGGATATCCCTGAAAATCAATGAGTTCATCAAGACTCCTAACAGCAAGATCACAAAGAACATCAAGATCCTCAAGATCCCTAATTTTACCAACGTTAATAGCACTAAGGATACACAGAGCAATTTCCCCAGTTTCATCATCAATGTGTTGTAAAGGTTTGGTGGGCAGAGTGATCTCTTGACACAGATTGCTCATCTCAACCTTGTCCATAAAGGACGAGTGAGAATTACAATGGTCGATGTTCATGATGTAGATTCTACCAGTTTCTGCTCTTTCTTTCAAGAGGTCGAAAAATAACTCTTGACCTCCGATAGTCTTGCGTGGAATTGATCCATCTTGTTCATAACCCACATAGAGATCATCAAATGATTCAGTGCCAAAAGCATCATACAGACCTGGAACATCGTGAGGGCTGAAGAGGCTGATTTCTTCGTTTTTGATAAATCTTTCGTAAAAGATTTTCGAGATTTGGATAGAGTAATCAAGTTTTCTTACGCGATTGTCTTCTGTTCCTTTGTTATTCTTAAGAACTAAGATGTCTTCGATTTCTTGGTGCCA